TATCTGAAGTAACCTGCTGCAGGACTTGTTGGTCTTTCTGCTGTTGTACCACTAGGTACGTGTATAGCATCTGTATTAGAACCAACATCTAAAGAAACATCTGGCGTTGCATTACCTATACCAACTCTATTATTTGTAGAGTCTACTTTTAAAGTGCTTGTATCGACTGTAAGGTCTCCAGAGACTGTTAAAGAACCTAAAGTACCTACAGAAGTTATTTGTGTTTGAGCTGCATCAACTGATAAAGTATCTGTACTTAATGTTAAACCTGTACCTGCTGTTAATAAAGTTTTAGAAACTTCAATAGAGCCATCTAGTTGTGCATTAGTTATAGTTCCTGTTAAAGAACTTGTCGGGTAATTTGTTGCATCACTAAGGTCAAAAGCTGGTGTAGCATCTGAAGCACCTAGTGCTAAACTTACACCACCGTATGAAACTGTAGAGTTTGTAAGTGAACTATTAGCAATGTTACTTAAAGTATTTGAAGCAGCATCTATAGTTTTATTTGTTAAAGTCTGTGTACCTGTAAGAGTTGCAACAGTTGAATCAATTGCAAGTGTTACTGCATTACCTGTAGCAGAACTATCAAGACCTGTACCACCTGCAATAGTTAATGTTTCACTATCTAAATCTATAGCTATCGTGCCACTATCTGTTGTAATGTCTAAGTCTTCTGCAGTAATCTGTGTATCTACATAATCTTTTACTGCTGCTGAAGTTGGTAAACTTGTATCGTTATCGTTAGAACCTATACCTTCTGACTCTAATACAATTGCAGAAGCTTTAAAATTATCTACTTCAATATTTGATACAGTGTTATTATCAACATCTATTGTTTTGTTTGTAAGTGTATCTGTTGTAGCTCTACCAACTAAAGTATCTGTTGAAGTTGGTAAAGTAATTGTACCAGTATTAGATATAGAACTAATAACTGGAGTTGTTAATGTTTTGTTTGTTAAAGTTTGTGTGCCAGTCAATGTAGCAACTGTAGAGTCTATATTAACTGTAATAGTATTACCTGAACCTACAGTATCTAAACCTGTCCCACCAGCGATTGTAAGGCTTTCTGAGTCGAGGTCAATACTTAAAGCACCACCTGTATCACCTTGGAAATCTAAGTCCTGTGCAGTGACCTGAGAGTCTACATAAGCTTTTACAGATTGTTGAGTCGGTACAAGCGTTGCAGAATCTGAAGACATATCATCTTCATCAGCAAAAGCTGTTATAGTAATTGTACCGTCTGACAAGTCTGTAAAGGTAACAGCTCCAGCAGTTGTACCACCTATAGTAACACCATCAATAGTACCACCATTAATATCTGCTGTATCAGCTACAAGGCTATCAATGTTTGCAGTACCATCTATGTAAAGGTTTCTCCACTCTTGTGAAGAACTACCTAGGTCATAGCTGTCATCGTCATCAGGTATAATGTTTGAGTCTACATCAGCACCGAATACTACGTTATCAGTAGCTGCATCACCCATAGTAATTGTACCACCGTTAAAAGTTGTAGTACCTGTAACTGTTAGATTACCACCAACATCTACGTTACCTGTAGTTGTAATAGTATCTGTATATGTATCTTTGAATCTTAAACTTGTTGTACCTAAATCTATATCACTATCTGTTACAGGTATAATAGCTCCATCAGCTATGTATAGTTGTTGTACAGGTGCTGAAGATACTTCAACATAAAATTCTATGTAGTTGTTTGTTGTGTCTATTAAGACTTTATTGTTTGGAGAAGTTTCACCAGCATCACCAATTAATCCTATAACTGGTCCACTTGCTGCTGTACCATCATGGCTGTGACCTGTAGTATTGCTAAAAGCATTTACTAATTGGTTATATTCGTTATTGAATAAAGCAGCAGTAATTGTATCCCCATCTGCGAATGTACTTTGTCTTGTATAACCTGCCATTATGCGTTCTCCAATGTTTCTATTCTAGTTGTTAAGTTATCTATTATTGTTTGTTGATTGTCCACTTTGTCGGACAACTCTTGTATAGCTTTAGTTAAAAGAGGTACAAGTTTGCTTTGGTCTATGCCTTGATATTCAGGTACTTCTCTTGTTCCTATTACAGCTTCAGTAACAACATTACCATCATCATCTAATACTGCTGGTGTGATTTCGTATTCTTCTTCTTTAACTGCATCTTTTTCACCTGTAATAGCTTCAGGAACTATGTCTTGTACTTCATGTGCTAAGAAACCATCAACCAATGTATTTGTTTCATCAGCTATAAAGTTAAATATTTTTGGTTGTAATTGATTTACTCTATCTAATGCACCTGTTAGGTCAACTATATTTTCTTTTAAGCGGTAATCTGAGTTGCTTACTAAGGAAACTGCACTGCCATTACCTAAAATGTATCCACATTGCGTCCCACTCGCCGTGTAAAACTCAACAAGAGCAATATATGTATCATCTGCCGATGCAACCTTTAAAGGTACATTATTGTTGCCTTGAGATACTATTTCTGAACCACCATTTGCCCCTAAACGGCAACCTGCTGTTGTCATAGAAGAGCTTGTTTTAGCTACATTTAAGTTGCCTGAAGAATCAATACGCATTCTTTCTGTACTTCCAGTAACATCATATACATTTAAAGAACCATCAGTTCTACTTCCAATTAAATATTCTCTTCCACTACCGCCACTTGATTCAAGAATTAAATCTGCTGTATCTGAAGATTTTTTAATATGTAAAGAACCACTGTGGAGCTAGTGTAGAACTGCATTGAGTTATTAGTGTGGTAATACTGAATAAGACCAGCGTACTGTGCTGTAGAACTAGAAGTATCAGAGTCAGCAAAGGCTAAAGAACCATAAGTAGTACCAAACAACGTAAGGTTTGAATCAGTGCTATCACCAATAACCAGCTTGTCTGTAGCACCTAATGAGTTAAATGCGGAGGGATTAGAGTTTCCAATTCCAACGTTGCCTGAAGAATCAATACGCATTCTTTCTGTATTACCAGTATATAAAGCAAAATCTAAAGCAGATATACTTCCTATATAAGGAATCCCACTTCGTATACCAGCTCTCATTTGACCATAATCATTTTGAGCAAGTATTGTTTGATTTTCACTAGTACCTGAATAGGTTGCTAAAGATACGTTTCCTGCAACGTCTAGCTTATTTGAAGGACTACTCGTTCCAATTCCAACATTGCCATCATAATCAAGATGCATTAAGACATTGTAAGAATTATTAGCATCATTTACAGTTCTAAATTGTAAACCTTCATAGCCTGAAGCTCCTATTGCTCTCATTTCGTAACGAGATTTGTCAGCCACGCCACCAGTAACAGTAAGTCTTATAATTGAATCTGCTGCTGCTACTTCTAGTGGAGTGTAAGGACTACTCGTTCCAATTCCAACATTTTCACTACTATCAATAGTTATAGCTGTAGCATTAGACTGGTCATCTATACCCGTACTTAAAAGAGTTCTTGTTACTTTTGTTATTGCCATTTGTTTTTATCTCCTGCCTGAAGGTATAAAGTCTACATATAATCCATTGATTGTATATGGAGCTTTGTTGTCCTCACTTATAAATGTAAAATTATTACTTGTCCCACTTCCTTGTAAAGGTACTCTAATCATAGGATTCTCTGCTCCACCAAAAACATTAACACCAAATAAAGCTTCACCAAATAAAGACGGTGGGTCTATAACTCCTAAATCAAATAGTTCAGGAGGTTGTGGTATATTGGTATTACCGTATTCAAATCTAACTTGTACATCAGGTTCTACGACACCTTCAGCACTTGCAGAGACTCTCATATAGTGTAAAGTTTTTAAAGTTCCTAAATCACCATAATCATAATCTGGTGTAGCATATCTTGCTAAGATGTTAGAGCCATTAAAGTCGTTACCTGAATCATGTATATAGATGTAACCGTCAGTATCTCCATGATAGTATTCTTCAACACCGTTTTCATTAAATCCAGAACCTATTTCTGTTGATTCAATGCCTCTTGTTTCTGACCACTGAAATCCTTCTGGTCTTAATGTTCCTATAATACCACGTTGTTCACTATTATTTTTTGTAGTATCTGTGTAGAATAATCTGTATTGAGATTTTTCTCTCAAGACTATACTAGATATTATATAGCTATTTATCGATTCTGTCAAGTTTGTTATTAAAGGTTGTATAGCTTTACTAACAGTTCCTAACTCAACGTCACCAATTCTTGCTGTACCAGCTACTGTTCTTAATCCATCCGGTGCTAAAAATATTAAGTCACCACCAATCTCTTGAATACTATAACCACTTAAACAACCTACGTTCTCTGTTATAGGGTCAATACGTATATTAGAACTATCGTTAATATTAATTAATTTATGTATGCTATTTTCTGCAAAGACTATTAAGTCTGTTCTAAATCCTTTAATGCCTTGTACTTGGTCTGATATAGTTACAGAACCTGCACCAGAACCTGTAAAGTTATCAGGGTCATTATAAACACTATAATATACTGTGCTTAAATTATTTTCTACTCCTGCTGCAATTAAATGATGGTCGTGTACAGCTATATACTTTACACCATTAGTACCGTCTACAGTTATTTCACTTGTAAAAAATGTTCTAGTATTTAATGCTCCTGTGCCTTCCATTCTAAAAGACCAAAGCTTATTAGCACCATCAGCTATAATTACTTCACCATAATCAAATGTTGCACCTTCAAATACTACAAACTGACATTGTCCTTGTCCAGTTCTTGCAGTAGCTGACTTACCTGTAAAGGTTGCGTAATCATCTCCACCACCTGCTGATAATTTATTTATTTGTAACCAAGTAATTCCATCTTGACTAAAATAAATATTAGTACCTGCTGTAGCTACTACACCATCTGCATAAGTAGTAACACCAAGTATATTTGTTGTGCTTCCTGTAGGTTGTGTAGCACTTGAGCCACCAAACTTTTCAAAACCATTGATACGTCTATATCCACCTTCTATAGAGACTTCAAAGTTTCTAAGCTCTCTTGCAACTCCGGGAGTCTTAAGCAAATCAATTGAGTTAGCTGATTTAACTAAGCCACCGTTACATGCAACAGTATAAGGTTGTGAACGTGCCATATAATTTAAAAGTATCTTCTATCGTCTGTCATATACTTTGGAGCTGGATTCATAAGATTAGATTTCATATACTTCATTCCTCTCTTATAATCATCCAATGCGAAAGCTGCTTGTTGTGGGCTTTCTTTAAACTGCCAAACATAGTAACGAACTCTAGCTGTTATTACATTACTGTATTGCTCTGGTAAAGTAATTGCATCATCATATAATGATAAAGCAGTCGGTCTTACGAAAGCATAAAAGTGTATGTTATAAACTTTGTCAGGTATTGGACTTAATCCAAACTTTCTATTATCTGGAGACTTAATTACAAATTTAGGTTCTCCATGATTTTGAGTATCTGCATCATCTGCATTCTCACTATCTCTATAGTATCTTTTCCAATCATCAAGTGTAAGAAATCTTAAACCTTTTGAAACGTAAGGAGATGTTTCTCCACTTACATTAATTGTAGTTACATAAAAATCATCCCAATCGATTGATGCGTAGTCTGTAGTGATACTAGAACTATCAGACTTTAACGTATACCATCTTTGTCCTGCTACTGTAGGT